CATGGCCGAGATCCTGCTCGACCAGCCCACCGACGCGCCGCGCGCGCGCCCTGCCGACGTGCCCGAGAAGTTCTGGGACGCGCAGCGCGGCGAGGTGCGGATCGAGGCGCTGCTGAAATCCTACCGCGAGCTCGAGCGGCGGCTGGCGCGGCTGTCGGCGCCGCCGGCCGCCGACGCCCCCGACGAGGAGAGGGCGCGCTACCGCCGCGTCCTCGGCGCGCCCGACACGCCCGAGGGATACGTCATCGTCGAGCGCCATCCGCTCTGCAGCCCGGACGCCGAGATCAACCGCCGCCTGCACGAGCAGGGCTTCACCCAGGACCAGACCCAGCTCGTCTACGACCTCGCCGCCGAGCGGCTGCTGCCGCTGATCGCCGAGGCTGCGGCCCAGTACGAGGCCGACCGCGAGCGCGAGCGCCTGATCCAGCACTATGGCGGCGAGGACCGCTACCGCACCATCGCCCGCCAGATCGGCACCTGGGGCCGCGGCAACCTGCCGCCGCCGGTGTTCGAGGCGCTCTGCTGCACCTCGGAGGGCGTGATAGCGATCCATCGCATGATGGAGGGCGAGGAGCCGGCGATGCTGAGCGGCGGCCCGGCGCCCATCGGCCCCGGCAACGAGTCCGAGTTGCGCCGCATGGTGAGCGACCCGCGCTACTGGAAGCAGCGCGAACCCGATTTCGTGCGCCGCGTCACCGAGGGCTTCCGCCGGCTGTTCCCCACCGAGGGCTGAGCCGGCGCCCGCGCGCCTTCCCGCGCGCGGTCCCGCACCACGCAGCTCCCGGCGGGCGCCTCCCGGCGCCTGGCGCTGCCCTGCCGCGCTGCCGGCCGCGTCCTCCATCCGCGGCCGCGCCCGCGGCAGCGCGCGATGACGTCGCGTTGCCGTCCGCACCCGGAAGCGGCGCGTCCTCCTCCGCGCGCCGCGCGCGACCCAGGCGACCCGCGCCCGCCGGCGGCGGGCGGGGACCGTTCCTCCCCCGGTCCCCGCCCGCCAACCCTTTTCCTCCCGCCCCGCCTACCCGGCCTACCGCCCGTTCCGCTTGCGGTCAACCGACGCGCACGCCCCGCCCCGGGGCGCCGCGCCCGGCCCGCCGGCCGATCGCCGCCCGCGGCCCGCGCCGACAACCGCCTGGGCGTCCGATCCTCCCGCAACCCCAACGCAACAAGGACCAGAGATGTCGACTTCGATCGACCAGGCCTTCGTCAAGCAGTTCCAGGCGGAGGTCCACGAGGCCTACCAGCGCCTCGGCTCCAAGCTGCGCGGCACCGTCCGCGTCAAGACCAATGTCGTCGGCGCCTCGACCGTGTTCCAGAAGGTCGGCAAGGGCACCGCGACCACCAAGCCGCGCCACGGCCAGGTGCCGGTGATGAACCTCGACCACACCGCGGTTGAGTGCTCGCTGCTGGACTACTATGCCGGCGACTGGATCGACCGGCTCGACGAGCTCAAGATCAACCATGACGAGCGTCAGGTGGTGGCCAATGCCGGCGCCCACGCGCTCGGCCGCAAGACCGACGAGCTCATCATCGCCGCGCTCGACACCGCGACCCAAGTCGCGAGCGGTACCGGCTCCGGCCTCACCGACAGCGACGGCATGACCAAGGCGAAGGCGCTGCTCGCCTTCGAGATGCTGGCCGACAAGGACGTGCCCGACGACGGCAACCGCTTCGCCGTGGTGGGCTACAAGCAGTGGTCGGAGCTGCTGGGGCTCGAGGAGTTCTCCTCGGCCGACTTCATCGGTCCCGAGGATCTGCCGTGGAAGAGCGCGCAGGCCAAGCGCTGGCTCGGCACCACCTGGATCCTGCACACCGGGCTGACCAAGAGCGGCGCCCTGCGCTACTGCTACTGGTACCACCGCACCGCGCTCGGCCACGCCTCGGGCCAGGACGTGATGTCCGACATCACCTGGCACGGCGACCGCGCGGCCTTCTTCGTCAACAACATGATGAGCCAGGGCACGGTGCTGATCGACGCCGACGGCGTGGTCCGCATCCGCTGCGCGGAGTAAGGGGCATCGCCATGCCGTTCCGCATCCGCGACCTCTCCGTGCTGGCCTATGCCAACGGCTTCACGCTGTGGCAGTACCAGGGCCACACGGACACGCTGACGGCGATCTCGGCCGCCGGCTACTTCAACGCCGCCGCCGACATGCTGAACCCCGGCGACCTGATCCTGGTCGCCGGCGCCGATGGCATGCGGCCGCAGCGGGTGGACGCGGTTGCGGGCGGCATGGTGAACCTCGGCCATCCGGCCGGCACCGGCACGCTCTACCTGCCGGTGCCGGTGCCGAATCTCGGCACCGCCGCCGACCACTTCACGGTGGCGCTGGTGGCCGGCCAGATCACCGGCCTCGCGGCGGTGGTGGAGGGCGACGTGCTCGCCGCCACCACCATGGCGCTCAGCCTGGCTGGCGTGGTGCCGCCTGGCGGAGTGCTGACCGTGCCGGCCGGCGCCGCAGCCGGCGCCACCGTCACCGCCAAGCCGGCCGCAGCCCACGCGGTGGCGGCCGGGGCGCCGAGCGCCATCCGCTGCGGCGGCCAGGCCGGCACGGCCGCCCGCGCGCTGGTGCTGGTCGAGCTGACCCGCGCCTGAGCGCCGGCGGCGCGCCGCCGCCCGCCCCCGATACCCTGCCGACGCGCTGCGCGGCCGATCGCGCCGCCGCACCCTTCCCGCAACCCGCCCGCAAGGAGCGAACCGCATGGCGCTCTCCGCGCTTGCCCTCTGCTCGCGCGCGCTGATCAAGATCGGCGCCGCCCCGATCACCAGCTTCGACGAGGGCACGGTCGAGGCCGAGGTCGCGGCCAACCTCTATCCGTCCACGCGCGACGCGCTGCTCTCGGCCTATCCGTGGAGCTTCGCCACCGCCCAGGCGGCGCTGCCGCGGCTGGCGACCGACCCGGTGGCCGACTTCGCCTATGCCTTCCAGCTGCCGGCAGACTTCCTGCGCGCGCTCTCGGCCGGCCTCGGCCCCTCGCGCGGGCGCGGCCTTGCCTACCGCATCCACGAGATGCGCCTGCACACCGACGCCGACGCCGTGACCCTCACCTACGTCTTCCGCCCGGCCGAGAGCGAGTTCCCGCCCTTCTTCGACGCCGCCCTGATCTCGCGGCTGGCGGCCGAGTTCTGCGTCCCGCTGACCGAAAGCACGGCGCGCGCCGAGATGCTCTACCGCCAGGCCGAGCAGGAGCTGCGCTCGGCGCGGCTGATCGACTCGCAACAGGACACGCCGCCCGCCGTTGGCGACTTCTCGCTGATCGAGGCGCGCGGATGAGCACCATCTCCACCCGTGCCGCCAAGACCAGCTTCTCGGCCGGCGAGGTCGCGCCCAGCCTGCTCGGCCGCGGCGACCTGCGCGCCTACCAGAACGGCGCCCGCCGGCTGCGCAACGTCTTCATCCTGCCCACCGGCGGCGTGACCCGCCGGCCCGGGATGCGCCACCTCGCCCCGGTCGCCGGCCCCGGCCGGCTGATCGCCTTCGAGTTCAACACCGAGCAGGTCTACGTGCTGGTGTTCACCGACCAGCTGATGACCGTGTTCAAGGACGAGGTGGCGGTCGCCACCCTGGTCACGCCCTGGACCGCGGCGCAGCTTTCCCAGCTCAGCTACACGCAGAGCGCGGACACGCTGCTGGTGGTGCATCCGGACCAGCAGCCGCGCAAGATCACCCGCACCGGGCACACCAGCTGGCAGATCGCCACCTGGACCTTCGACACCACGGCGGCCGGTGTCGTTCACCAGCCCTTCCACCGCTTCGCCGCGCCAGATGTGACGCTGACGCCCTCGGCCACCAGCGGGTCGATCACGCTCACCGCCTCGGCGGCGCTGTTCGTCTCCGGGCATGCCGGGGTGCGCTTCCTGGTCGGCGGCAAGCAGGTGCGGGTGGACAACATCACCAGCGCCACCCAGGCCACCGCAACCGTGTTCGAGACGCTGGCCGGCACCGCCGCCACCACCGACTGGGAGGAGGCGGCGTTCAGCGCCGCGCGCGGCTGGCCGGTCGCGGTCGGCTTCCACCAGGACCGGCTGGTGATCGGCGGCTCGCGCGACCTGCCCAACCGGCTGTGGCTGTCGCGCTCGGGCGACCTGTTCAACTTCGACCTCGGCACCGGCCTCGACGACGAGGCGATCGAGTTCGCGCTGATGTCGGACCAGGTGAACGCCATCCGCGCCGCCTTCTCCGGCCGCCACCTGCAGGTGTTCACCTCGGGCGCCGAGTGGATGGTGACCGGCGACCCGCTGACGCCGGCCAACATCCAGCTCGTGCGCCAGACCCGCATCGGCTCGCCCATCGACCGCATCGTGCCGCCGATCGACATCGACGGCGCCACCATCTTCATCGGCCGCTCCGGCCGCACCGTGCACGAGTTCGCCTATACCGATGTCGAAGCCGCCTACCAGGCCAACGACCTCGCCCTGCTCGCGAACCACCTCGTCACCGACCCGGTGGATCTCGACTACGACCTCGGTCGCCGGCTGCTGCACGTGGTGATGGGCGACGGCTCGCTCGCCACCCTCACCATCTACCGCTCCGAGCAGGTGACCGCCTGGACTCGCCAGGAAACTGACGGCGACTTCCGCGCGGTCGTGGTGGCGGGCGGCGTCGTCTACCTGCTCACCGAGCGCACCGGCGCCCACGCCCTCGAATGCTTCGACGATGCGCTCGGCGCCGATGCGGCCGTCAGCGGCAGCAGCCCGGCGCCGCAGGACGAGTGGAGCGGCCTCGACCACCTCGAGGGCCGTACCGTGCAGGTGGTGGCCGACGGCAGCCCGCGCGGCACGGCCGTGGTCGCCTCCAGCCAGGTGACGGTCGATCCGCCGGCGCTCGCGGTGCAGGCGGGGCTGTCCTTCGCTCACGTGATCGAGCCGCTGCCGCCCGACCTGCTCGAGAATCTCGGCGCCCGTTCGGCGCCGCTCCGGCTGGTCTCGGTGACGCTGCGGCTGCAGGACACTGCGGCGCTCGCGATCGACGTCGGGCGCGGCCTGCGCCCGCTGCCGTTCCGCCGGCTCGGCGCCGACGCGCTCGACTCGCCGCCGCCCTCCTTCACCGGCGACCGCACCGCGCGCGCTCTCGGCTGGCGGCGCGACGCCTCGACGCCGCTCTGGCGCATCGAGGGCGACACGCCGCTGCCGCTGACGCTCCTTGCCGTGACCACCGAGATGAGGGTGACCGACTGATGGCACAACTAGCATCGATCGCCGCGATCCTGACCGCGGCCTCCGCCGTGGCGTCGTGGCAGCAGCAACAGAGCCAGGCCAAGGCGGCGCGCTCCGCCGAGGCGGCGCGCCAGCAGCAGCTCGCGGCGCAGGCGCAGGCCGAGACCCAGCGCCGGCGCGAGCTGCTGGCCAAGACGATCGCCTCGGCGCGCGCGCGGCTGGCGGCTGGCGGCATCGACCCCAATGCCGGTTCGGCTGCCGCACTGCAGGCCGGGCTCGCGGCCGAGGCCGATCGTCGCGAGGGGGAGCAGGCGCAGGTGCTGGCCGCGCGCATGGCGGCGGGACGCTCCTCGCTGCTGGCCGAGGACGGCAGCCTCGCTCCCTTCCTGCGCGCCGGCAGCAGCGTCGCGCGGATGCTGAATGCGCCGGCCAACTCGCTGCTCGACTTCTGATCACCGGAAAACGAGGCCATGACCGAACACATCACGATCGGCGCCATCGCGCCGCGCATCCAGTACCTCGCCGACGGCGTGCAGACGGACTTCACCTACCCGTTCCCGATCTTCGCCGATGACGATCTCGAGGTGCGCCAGGACGGCACGATCGTCACCGGCGGCTTCACCATCAGTGGCGCCGGCAGCTCGGGCGGCGGCACGGTCAGCTTCGCAAGCCCGCCCGCCGCGGGCGTGCGCGTGACCCTGCGCCGGCACCTCGCCATCCAGCGCGTCACCGACTTCCAGGAGAGCGGCGTGCTGCGCGCGAGC